TTCAGCTATTGCATCTTTAATAACTTCTTCTCTAAAGTAGGGTCTACGTTTTAAAGCTCGTAGCTCTGACCTAGACATTTTATGTCTTTGTATTACATACTGTGCTTCATCTATATTATTAGCATCTGGATCAGGATAAAAATCCCAAACAGATACATGATTAATTTGTGGCACAGTTTTAAATACAGGGTTGTATTCACCTTCTTCATCCCAATTAGGATACTCTTTATCAAAAGCAAAAGGTCCTTTCATAACACCTGTTCCAAATAGTGCCATTTCAAAAGCTGTGTTTCTTAGGTGTTTATTAGCATTTGATTCTTCTAATTGGTCGTGGATTTTCTTTTCCATATTTTTTGCCGCAACCATCGCAGGACTAAACGTAATTGCTGACGGAGTTTTACCAACACCTTCTTTAAGAGTTTCAATATCTGACAAATTATCTGCCAAAGGACCAAGCATATCTTCCAAGCTCTTTGCAGTAGCTCCTTTAGGTAAGTCTTTGCCATCTCCCTTGAAACCGTAAGGAGATTCCATATTATTGCTTCCCATAAGTTCTTGAGGTTCTTTAGGATCAAAGTTAACATCTTTTGCTACTCCTTCTGGTAATTCCGTTGGATCAACACTCAACGGAAACTTATTGTTTGCAAATAAAACATCAACAATCTGACCATAGGCTGCTAATGTCTTAGTCTTAGTTACTTTAATAAATACTCTTGATTTTTCTGCTTCAGTAAACTGTACATCAGGTCCATATATACCCCTGTAGTTTCTGTAGGCTCTAACCCATCTCTGCTCATCCTCGTATCTATAGTCTTCTGACTTTTTATACTTAGCCATAACATAGTTATTTAAGGCTGCAGTAGAAGGTTCATTTTCTACTGAATTTTCTTCTATATCTTCTAATGCTATTGCATCAGTATCCATGTTTAAATCTTCATCTGCCATATTAATATCCAAAGGTTGCATCAGCTACAGGCATACTTCTACTTGGTACACCCATAGGATCATAGTCAAATATACTAAATCTAGGTCTTGACATTATACCATATCTTAACGCATCGTACAAGTGATCTTCTGAATGAGTATCTATATCTTCAGGATTTTTCTTGTCGATAGGTAAAGCAGGTAATTGAGATGTGATATTAGTACAATTATTAAAGAACACAAGTCTTGGTTCTTCCGTGTATTCATCTACCTGTAAACGTCTATGTATCTCATTTTTTCCTGATACACGACTGCCTTTACTTCTGTCTGAGGGTCTCCAACGACAACCTCTCATAATCATTTGTTCTGCAAGAGAAGGACCAGTATCACCACGTTTGTGCCAAAGGCTACTGTCCAACACACCATACTTAATATTTCCATCCCCTGCTTCTGCTTCTAGTATCATATCTGCCAAATCTGTGGCAAGGACTTTGCTAACGTAAAGTTCTCTGTAGACAATAAGCTGTTCAGCAGGTGATACAGCAAACCAAAGAACCCCAGACTTACTGCCATAACCATAATCGCAAGCTCTAAACTTAACCCAATTATTAGGTATCCGAAAAGGCTCAATAGTGTGGATACTCCTATCAAACTCAGTAAAAGCAGCACCTTCCTTAATATCCCAATCGCCATCCAGTAATTGCCTTCTTTGCTGTTCAGGTAACGATAGGAGCATGGCTTCGTAATCCCCTTGCTCTGCAAGATAAGGATTGTCTGATAATCGTGCAGGGATAAATCTCCTTTTGAATAATGATCTTCCAGCCTTTTCATGTCCTGCCGGATACTTAAGTGCTTCTCCTGTTTCAATATCTGTTGCATCAAACTTTTGTCCATATGGTGATGGATCAATAAACATCTTCTTTACCCAATGATGTCCTCTTCCTCCGGGGTTTGTTGTTGCCCTCATAAAAATTGGTAAGTCAGGTGCTGTAGAACGTAAACGTGATCTCATATAATTCCAAGCAAAGGGAGTTGCCCATTGCGTTAATTCATCAAAGCCTATCCAACTAAAAGCTAAACCTTGATACCGTAGGACATCATCATCTCTATCAAGATAAGACATCCATAACCTTGCACCTGATGGTGCTACCCATTGCATCTTTCTCTCTGACCATTTTATACCAGACCAAATACGTGGGTATATCTCTTGCGACTTATATATAAGTTCTCTTAATTCTTCTGTTGTGTGTCTTAGTAGCAATCCACTAAAAGAAGGATGACCCATGTAACGTAATGGGTCTGCAAGCATGGCATATGATTTACCACCACCTGCTGATCCTCCATACAAAACTTCTCTTTCACCTGCGGCTAAGAAGTCAGTCTGAGGTCCTGCATTAGGTTTGAATATAACATTGTTCTTTTCTTCAATGGATATAGTCTCAACTTCAGTTGTAACCTTAATGCTAGGTTTTTGCTCCTGTTCTACTTTCTTCGATTTTTTTGATCGTGTTGATCGCTTTTTCGGCATAGTCTGCCCACTTGCGTAGGCTTCTAGCTTTGTTCTTACGATATTGCTCATGCTGTAATCTTTTTCTTAGTCCTACATGAGATATATAACGATCCGTTTGTTTTGTTAGCCAATTAGCTACCTCTCTATATGAATACTGTTTAACGTAGTTTCTAGCCATCTCTAGCTTGTCTAACTCGTTTTGTATAGGTTCTAGTACGTCAGGGTCTTCCAAGCTCTGTACGTAGCCAAAAGGCACTGTACGAGCTATACGTGGTATCTGTGTCCATTCGTTGTCTTCTTTTAGGTCTGTCGGCTGTGGAAGTTTCCATTTACCTACTGATCTATTCATCTTCGTCTTCAGTTTTCTTTGCAGGCATTAACATAACACCACCTGTAGCTTCTACTTGCATCTTTTCTGTTTTAACTAAGCCTGTTCTGTCTAACAATTCTTTAGCAGCAGACATCTTGTCTCTAAGACCTAGCTCTGTAGGATCATATAAACCTCCTACCATAGCCATTGCAGCTTTAGGTGCATTTCTACTCATGTACATTTGTGTTGCTTCCATGATCTCGTCTTTCATAGATTTAACTATGTCATTTGTAGATGTACCATCGGCATAGCCTGCTAACTTCTTAGCTGCTACTACATCCCCACCTGCTTCATCAAATAAAACAGCTAGAAACTTTTGTTGTCTTTCTGTTAGTTCTTTACTCATGCTGGTATTTCCTTAATCATTTGTTTTTCAACACGGTCTATGAGACGTTGTGCTCTGTTTGGTGTTTGCTTATACCAATTACTGTCTTCCATCTCATCTGCCATTCTTGCCCAATCTAAGTCCTCTACGGCAGCAAGCATGTTCTTAAATTTAGATAGTCGTGGTCTACCTAATTGAAAACACATATTAGCTAATACATGTTGTATATCTTCAGGTAGATTATCAAATTGAGAGAACAGTAAGTTACAATCGTTTATAGTTGTTTTAATGTCTCTCTCAAACCAATCGTTTACTTGGTCGTGTGGTATTTTAGTTCCTATAGGTTTATCATAAAACTCTTCATCCCATTCAGTAATAAGGTGTCCTATACCCCCTGTTAAATGCCCAAGTGAACATCTATATATTTCAAACTTTATGCCTTCATCTTCTGCTAATTCATCTTGTAGTTTTATTAAATTCATTTCTTCCCCATAATCTTCATAGCCTGACCTGCACCTTTAATACCGAAGGATGCACTAATTGCTATAAACAAAAGATACTGATACCACTCAGGTAGTGTATTCAATACCTCAAAGCCTACTCTTACATATTCTGTCATGCTAGGTATAAATACTAGTATAGCAGGTAATAACAAAACAATCAAGGCAAATTCGTCTTTCCAACTTCCATCGGTTGCATCTGCCATTGTCTTTTCCCACTCTACTTCACCTGTCGCTACTTTTTCTGCAACAACTGCTTTAGCTTTAGCCTGTGCAACTTTAGCCTGACCATCTGCTTTGACCTTCTCAACCTTGCTGTCCATCCATGAACTAGCTAGGTTTGCTATAGGTCCTATCAACGCCGTAAACATGTACACTCCTTGTGTTTAAACTTAGTATCAATCCATACTTTACCGTAGTACAAGATAAATAACCATACTGTGAATAGAACACCCTCAACGTAACTAAGTTCATTCCATGCATCTAAAACCATGTTTTCCATTATAGTCTCCTAGTTCCTTCTTTTTCTTGTCTTTTTCTTAGAGCTTTCACGTGCTTGTTGAAGAGATAGTTTCCTAGCTTCAGCAGCGGCTTCGCCAAGTTTAAGTACAATTTGTCTTTTCTCATCTAAATCTCGCCGTTTTTCTAGCAATCTTTTTGGGTTGTTTAGCCACTTGTCTACCTGCTCTACTTGCTTTGCGTTTAGCAGCCGAAGTGGCGGCATATTCTTTGTTAGAAAGAGCCTTAATCGCTTTTTCAGGTAGATAACGTTCACCGGTAGCTTTTGACCCTTGTGTACTAGGTTTGCCACTCTTAGTTCTCCACTTTTGCCTTGTCCAATTTGCTAATGACTTTTGTGGTGCTTTCATATGCTTCCTTAATTTCTTCTATTGTTCTATTGCATCCTATGCAGATATTGTCTTCTAAAGTGCATATACCTACACAAGGTGTTATAATCTGCCTGTCCATTTAGCTACAAACCAAGCCGCTAATCCTGCGAAGAATACAATGATAATAAACCCTACACTATAGCCTACATATTCCATTATCTCTTCGTGACGTTTCTGTGCCATCTTCTCTTGATAACGTCTAGTCTTTCTTGCTTCAGCTTGAAACTGTTGCCAATCCTGCCACAATCCGGGTCTACCTAGATATATCATCATCTGCTTGAGTTCTTCTTCTTTTTCT